ATGAACGGTAGTCGTCAGGAAGATTTGTTGGCTCAGATTTTGCTCACGCTTAACCGGGCGGCGTCGCCTAAGACCCAAGCCACTTTGTTGCACAAGTGCGGGTTCACCGTGGTTGAGATTGCCGATCACATGGAAACGACAAACGAGCATATTCGGAAACTCTTGTTTCCCGAAGAAGCAAAGGGAAAGAAAGGAAAGTAAGTGAAAACAGTTATTGAAGTGGAAATGAGCTTGGATTCAATCGGCACCACCCACTGGGGCATCCCCGAGGAGGAGGGCAGCGATGTTTACATTTGGCTGTCTCCTGGTACCGAGGACTTTGACGAGGACGTCGCCAAGGCTGCAAAGGCCACGGGGTTGTCTGAGGTTGCAGTTCGCACCCTGGCCGAGGGGTTTGAGAGCGTTGTCGAGGGAGTGCGAGAAGCCCTGCAAGATGACTTGAAGGCACTCTGGCTGCGCATGGATGCTCTGGAAAAACGTCTCGAAAAGCACGAGTAGCACCTTTACATCATCAGAAGGAGTCCGGGCGCAGACCTCGCCGGATTAGCACGGGTGCCCCCCTCACCTGGGCTAGTCCAGCGAACTCTGCGTCTGGTAAACGCAGAACTTCTCCTTCTGAGTGGCAGGAGCGCGGTGGCAGCAGTCCTGCATCGCGCTCCTGCCCGAATGACTGGCTCAGAGGACGGGAAACCGGTGGGGCGTTCGGGAAGGTGCGTCACTGGCTTTTGGCCTAAATCCATTTGGCCCGTCCCGTGTGGTGCTGGCTGTAATCGGGGCTTTCTCTGGGCCAGTCATTCGGAACTTTTACATGGTGAGTTGTGGAGTTGGCGCAGTGAGGGCATGGCCGCCAAAGCAATGGCGTTGAGGATTCCGTGAGCGACCTGGCCGCCAACTCCACAACTCACCAATGCGGCAAAAAGAAAGGAGCAGCAATGCGTAGGCAACAAGTGATCAATCGGTACTTCTGTGATAACTGTAACGAGGAAGTCTCGGACAGGCGCCATATTTTGATTGAGAGCGCCACTCGCTTGGGGTGGGTCGCTCCTCCGAAGTGGCAGGTTGATAAGCATTCTCGCCGCCGTATCCGTACTTATCAGTTCTGCTCCCAAGGCTGCTTTGCGGCGTTTCTGATTGCAGGTATTTAGGGATGCGTATCCCACAAGTGCACATCAGTTGCGATGAGCCAGGCTGCCCGGCCACGTTGATCGCCGCCGACTCTGGCAACCCAGCCAAGCTGGATAACTGGCTGCGCTCCAAAGGCTGGGCGGTGATGCTGGGCAAGCACAACGCGCGTTACGAATACTGCCCCAAACATCACACGGGAGTAAGTGTGCTGGATTTGTTCAAGTCTAAGCCTGCGGGGGTGCCGGCGTGACAGACAAAACAACTTCCTGGTTTGACGAAATGCGCACCAAGTTTTATCGCAGCACGCGCGGCCATCGGCAACGCCCGGATATTTTGGGTGGCAATAAGCGAACAGACTTGTTGGCGGCTCTCGGCCGCGTGATTTACACCAACGCGCGTATCAACGGAAAGTCCAAGAGGGTGCGGGTATGGATTCCCTGACGCAAGTCGTGCTGGACATTGTGCTGCAGTACCGCTCACCGGAGACGCGCGTCTCTCGCAAGGTCATGCTGGCGCAGGTGAACGAAGCCTTGCGCATGGATATGCGCGATGACAAACCGATCCGCGAGGCGGTGAACTGGCTGAGAGCCAACCACCCGCAAGGCTGCTACATCGTGAGCAGCTTAGACGGCGGGATGTTCGTGGCGCGCAGTCGAGCAGAGGCAAAAGAGTACATGGCCCCGGACTGGTCGCGGGTGAGCAAATTGAGCCAACGATTGCGCGCCCAAGATGCCTTGATGGAACGCAACGAAGCCCCTCAATGGGTGCAGGAGACGAAGCAGATGGAGATGGCGATATGACGATGGATGTAACGCGGCGCATCAAGGAGAGCTTCGAAGGCCTGAGTGCCGACCTGCGCTCTCTTGAAGAGTTGACTGCTCAGCGCCGCAGCGACTACCACGCCATCAGTCGCAAATACGACCTGTCCAAGCTGGACCCGGAAGCATTTGACCGCTTCATGGACAAACCATACTTGCTACGCCCCTTGCGCGGTGACCGCTGGGAGCTGGTCTTGCCGCGCTTCGTAGACTTCAAGGCTGGCTGGCCCGTGCGGGTTGAAGGCGAGTACACCGTCTACGCAATCAACCGCATGATTGACCTCATCACACCCATGCCAGATTGGCTGCGCGCAGAAATCAACTTGGCGGCGCCTGAGTTCCAGGCCCACATTGAGGGCGATTGGCTGGTGGTGGATAAAGGCAAGCCCAACGATGTGTGGGCCGGCCTCGGCGGTGGTAAGCGCTTCAGCAAGCGCGAAGGTAAGCGGCTCAAAATGCCGGAGAACCAGCGTCTGCAGGTCATTCGTGACTTGCTGCGCAAAGGCGTTCTGCCTTACCGGCCCCAGCCCATTCCTGCTGAACTGCGCCGTGACCCTGCTGGCTATACCAGCATTGCGCTGCGCGAGAAGCAGGCGCGTGATTTTGCCACCTGGCAGGAATATAGCGCCGTGAGTGCCTTCGCCACCGGCGGCGGTGGAAAGACATTTTTCGGCATCTACGCCGGCGCCTCGCTGACAGGCTACAAGGCCGTGGTGGTGCCGCGCCGCGCCATCGCCCAGCAATGGGAAGCGCGCATCAAGCTGCTGGCGCCCAAGATGGCTCACGAATGGGATTTCCTGACTTACCAGGCCATGCACAAGCGCGTGCCAACCCGCAAGTACAGCCTGGTCATCTATGACGAAATCCAGCACATGCCGGCCAACATGGGCATCAAAGCCAGCCAGATGAACACGGATACCCGGATTGGCTTGAGCGCTACACCCTGGCGCGAAGATGGCAATGAGGACATCATCCCGGCCCTGTGCGGTCTGCCTGTGGGGGCAGACTGGCCCTCCGGTGAGCCGGCAGACACGAAGGTTTGGATTGTGGATGGGCCCAAAGAAAAGCTGGACATGGTAGAGCAATTGGTCAGTGAACCCACTCCTGGTAAGACAATGATTTTTGTCTACCGGCTGGATGTGGGGCACGCCATCGCTAAGCGCCTGGGCGTGCCGTTTGTGCACGGCGCTACAGCCAAGCAATATAAGGTCATCCAGGATAATGACATCTTCGTGATCAGCAAGGTTGGTGATGCCGGCGTCAGCATCAACGCTACCCGGGTCATTGAGGTGGATTGGTTGGGCGGCCGGGCCGAGATTGGGCAGCGCGCCCTGCGCACCCAGCATGCCGATGAGCGCGGCGAGTTTCATATCCTTGTGACCCGCGGCGAGTACAACGACAGCTCGAAGCGGCTGAGCGCCCTGGATGCGCTCAGCTTTGATGTGCACGTGATGGGGGCCTAAATATGAGCGTTCGCCTGATGACCGCCGTTTTTGATCACCCTATGCCCGACTTGTCCGTCGAGAAAGACGGGGCAAGCAAGACCATCAAAGCCTCTACCGTCAAGCTGGTGCTGCTGGCTTTGGCCGACTGTGCCAACGATGAGGGCAAGGGTGCGTATCCGAGTATCGGCACGCTGGCAAAAAAGACGGCGATCCGCTCGCGCACTACTCTGGTGGACTGCCTCGATGCCTTGCAAGAGGCGGGTTACATATCCTACGCTGGGCGTAGTGAATACAACACCGCCAATTACACCCTGCATATGGGTGCACTCAACAGTCCAGCCAGTGGACTTTCCCAAAAAGAGGAAAGTCCAGCCAGTGCACACGCGAAAGTCCAGCCAGTGGAAAAGAAAAGTCCAGCCAGTGGACTCAAACCATCAGTTAACCCATCAGTTAAACCATCAGTTAAAGATAGCGGCGAAGCCGCCCCCGATCCCTGGGAACAGGAATTCAGTCCGGAGAAACCTGAGCCCATCCGGGTGCCTGTAGGCCAGGAATTTGAGTCCCCCAAGCGCAAGAAAGACGAGCGTCAAGTTCACCCCGCGGCCAAGCTTTACCGGCAGCGGATGCACCTGTACGTCAACCGAGATTGGGTTGACGAGCTGATCCGCGTGGTCGGAGACACCCCTGAGAATTTAGCCAGGTGGGATGAATTGCTGCGCGCGTGGAATGGCCACGGCTGGAAGCCCGGAAACATTGTCGGAATGCTTGATGCGTTCAAGGCGGGAGGCATTGGCGGGCGTGGCGCGAAGAACACAGGCGGTATCAAATACAACGCGGAAGAAGCCAAGCGCAAAGCGTTAGAAGTTATGGGGGCGGGATGACCTGCGCCCCGAATTGCCCCACCTGCTCCGGCGCCGGCTTCATCCGTCGCGAAGTCCCCATTGGACACGCTGACTTTGGGAAGCTGTTCCCCTGCCCTGAGATTGAAGCCACAAAGCTGTACGACTTTGAGCGGCGCGGCATCTACCCCGAAGACCGCGTAACGTGGGATGACTTGAAAGCTGTGCCTGGTGTGCAGCGCATGAAAGCTGCCGCAGACGAGCTGGTTTCTCGCGGGTATGGCTGGGCGTTCTTTTGGGGTGGGCCTGGTCAAGCGAAATCTGTGGCGTTGAAGATCATCGTGCGCCAGCTTTTGGAGGCGAAGTTTGACGCCACCTACACCAGCATGTCAAAGATATTGGAGAACCTGCGCGCGGTGTATGGGGAGTATGTGGACAAGCGCGAAACCGCCGAAACGCGCATGGAGCGGTGGCAGAACGCCCCGTTCCTGGCAATTGACGAGTTTGAGAAGGCGCGCGACACCGAGTTCACCGCAGAGAAACGTTTTGCGCTGATCGACGCGCGCTACAGCATGAACATTGAGCGCAAGCTAGGGATGACTGTTTTTGCCAGCAACCGCGACCCGCAAGAGATTGACGCTTATCTGGCCTCGCGGATATTTGATGGCCGGTGCCTTGTTGTGAAGCTGGACGGGGTGGATATGCGCCCGGCGATGGAGTGGAAATGACGCTAATTGACATTGGGCAGATAAAGCCAAATCCCGAGCAACCGCGCAAATCCTTTGACGAGGCTGGCCTGGCTGAATTGGCCGCTTCTATCAAGAAGCGCGGACTCATCCAGCCCGTGATTGTCGAAGAGGTCAAGGCTGGCGAGTATTGCCTGGTTGATGGTGAGCGCAGGTGGCGGGCTGCCAAGTTGGCCGGGCTAAGGCAAATTGAAGCCGTTGTTCGTCAGAAGGCCGGCAAGGAAACTCGCCTTGCCGATGCGTTGGTGGCCAACATTCAGCGTGAAGACATGAATGTTGTAGACGAAGCGCGAGCCTTTGCTCGTTTGCGGGATGAATTCGGGTGGTCGGTGAACCGAATTCAAATTGAGACTGGAGCTTCGTTGCCGCGTGTGAGCGCGCGTCTGAAGATGCTGAATTTAGAGCCAGAAATTCTCGAATTGTTTGCTGCCAGGATGCTTCAAAAAGACGAGCGCGTGATCGATGCACTGCTATCCGTTCCTGATTCTGCCGCCAGGGTGAAGATTGCGATTGCCCTTGTGCAGCGCAAAGCCAGCATCCCTGCTATCCAGGCGGCTTGCAAAACGCTGGTTGCGAAGCTTGAAGGGGAAAAGCCCCCGAAAGGCGAAACCCCTGCAATTCATTATGCCGAGCGCAAGAAGGGGCCGCGCAATGTTCCGGCGTGGGAGCAACTGCGAAGGGCTGGCAAGTTGCCTTCTTGGGATGCCGTCAAGACCGGCGCGAAGGCCACCTGCGCCGCATGTGATTGGAGCGAAAACCCATCAGATCAGATTTGCGGGGCGTGTCCGGCTGTGCAGCTTATCGTCAATATGGTGGGGGCGAAGTGAGCCTGGATACTCTTGTCGCCCAGTCGGTGGAACAGGCAACCTCGCAGCGCGGAAAGCTGCTGTTTGGGCTGGGTGCTGGGCGGCGCCGGTGGACTACCGAGGAAACCGAATACCTGAGAGCAAACCTGGGCGTAAAGCCCGTTTCTGAAATTGCCGTGGCGCTGGGGCGCAGCGAGAATGCAATCAAAGTTCGTTGGGTGCGCCGAGGTTTGACTGCACCGGGCAAGCACAAGGACTACTACTCGCGTAACGAAGTGGCTGACATTCTTGGCGTAGACGTTCACGCCATCATGCGCTTGGAGCGCGAGGGTGTTCTGAAGTTTGAGCGCGTGCCTGGTTTGCGCGTGGGGCGCGGTAACGACAAACGGCGAATCCACTCCAGCCAGTTTAGACGCTGGGTCATCAACCCCGAAAACTTTATTTACTTTCTTTTTGACGTACACAAAAAACGCAGGCTAATTCCCCACGCCGGATATGCCCGCCTGATCGATTTGGTGCATGACCGTTGGGGTGATGAGTGGTGGTCTGGCGGTATGTACGCCAGGCATCACCGCGTTTGCGATGGACTTCTGCATCAGAGAATTGCGCGCGGGCAAGTGAAGGCTGTGAAGTGGGGCAACTGGTGGATACGCAAATCTGTTGCCATTGCCGATCCTGTAACGCCTGGTCGCGGAGGATGGAAAAAGAAATGAGCGAACGCGTCAAAGACATTCTATTCGTCATAGGGCTTATTGGTTTCTTTGTGGCGGTACTGTTTTGGAACGCTTACTAAGCGAGTGGAAGCTGGTGTTAGCTCTGTTGCTTTTGTTGGTTATAGCCGCGTTTGCCGAAGCATGGGCAAAGATTGTTTCTGTTATCCGCACTATGCGGCGATATGAGGATGTGGAGGGAATGGATGAGTGATTTGCGCGAAGCCATTGGCGAAGGCAATCGCCTGTCGCAAGAACTGAGTAAGGCCTGGAGCGTGTATTTGGGGCAGGTAAAGACTGCCGCAGAAGCCGAGCGCGACTACCGCAAGCACTTGTCTCTAAAGTTTGTGGAAGCGCGCGCCAAAGACGAATTCAAGCAGGCGGCAGACCGCGAAGCGTGGGTCAATGCTCAAAGTGCCGACGAGCGCATGGCGCGCGACATTGCAGAGGGCTTGCTGGAGGCCACCAAAGAGCAAATTCGCAATCTGCGCCAGCAGTTGTCTTATGTGCAGACCGTATCAAACCTGTTGAAGTCAGAGCAGGAGTCGTACCGCGCGGGGCAAGATGCCAATCCCTAAGAACGAAAGCCCCTTGGAGCGCGAGCTGGCAATGCAGATCCGCGCCTTTGCCCTGCCGGAGCCTATCTGTGAATACGCCTTTGCGCCAGGCAGGCGGTTTCGCTTTGATTTTTACTGGCCTGCCCAGTGTGTAGCGGTGGAGTGCGAGGGTGGGCATTGGGCGGGAGGTAGGCATGTTCGCGGGAGTGGGTTTGAGAAGGACTGTGAAAAGTACAACCTGGCCGCGGAGCTGGGTATCAAGGTGCTGCGCTACACGCGCAAAATGATTGAGGATGGTTCGGCTGTGGTGCAGCTGGAAAGGGTGCTGGGGAATGGGTGAGCCCGTGTGGCAGCTGATGGCTGTTTTGGTGAATGCGTGGATTGCGAGCGATGCCATAAAGAGGCGCAGCTACTTTTGGCTGGTTCTTAGTAGTTTTCTGGGCTTGTACTGGGTCCTGAAATTGGCGCTGACGTGAAGTCCTGGAACGCTATCAGCCAATCCATCCGCGAGACTCCCCAGCCCTGCCTTGTCATCACAGCAGACGGGGGGCCAGATAAACGTTGCCTACTGGTAGCTAGCCAGGCGCATCACGTTTTGTTCTCGCGGGATGTGAGGTTCGAGAAGTGGCTAAACCATCCACTGAACGCCCAGCCAGCCTGCGCCAATTGCAACGCAGCCACAAAGGTGGCGGACAACTGGGCGAATGCGGTTAAGCATTTTGAGAGCCTGGTGGAAGCTGGGTACGGCGAGAAGCTGCGGGAGTGGTTGGATGCAGCGCCGGCGAAGTTGAAGCTGGATGATCGTTGGAAATACTACATGAGAGAGTTAGGAAAGGTGATGGTATGAGCGAATGGATTAGCGTCAAGGATAGGCGGCCCAAATTCCCGAACGGCTCTGCGGTAGAGGTTCTTGTGTGGCCTCGCGAGCTACAGGATGGCATGGGCGGCACACTGTTCTACGGCAACAGGGGGATGGACAAGCCTGGGTTTTACAAGTATGGCGCGATTGTTCATGGCGTCACTCATTGGATGCCACTGCCTGAGCCACCGCAGGAGTCGAAATGACCAACACACAAGACCTATCCCTGCTGACGGATGAGGAGCGCGTAGACCTTGATTCATTGCGTAATGCTCTTGAGAATGACGCAGCGCAACTCACCAGAGAATTCCACAAAGTGCACCTGGAAAGCGTTGAACGATGGGTTACTCGCCTCATCGCCGCCCGCGCCGAGAACAAGCGCAAGGACGAGGTGATTACGAAGCTTATCGATGCGGCAGAACAAGGGCGAAACCTGTTACGCCAGGTGGCAGAGGTTGGCAGCCTAGCTGGACGCAGAGGCGCACACGGGCGCGCTGATGCAATTGACGCGGTGCTCAAAGAAGCTGCCGCCCTGCTCCAATCCAAGAAAGGCGCATAGCTATGGATATTCAGGAAGTAATGAAGCGAGTTCTGTCGGGCGAAATTACCCGCGAGAACGATGAAAAGCATGCGGGTGGTTTCTACGACCTCGCTCTGGAGCTTGCGGATGGCGATATGAACAAAGCCGAGAGCATCTACGAAGCCCTATGGGGCGTGCATGAGTGGCAATCCGAGAAAGGTGGTGAGTGATGGGTGAAAGCCACTGCAATATATGTGGAGTTTTTCTAGAAGAAATGGAGCACAACCGCGGCTGTCCAAACAAGACGTGGGAAATTGCCGCGGGAGAAGATTATAAGTCCCTAATTGTAGGCACGGCAGACTATTTTTTTGTATCTGCGCCTAACAAGGATGGGGCGGGCCAATGCGCCGATGAAATATTGGGCACTCAGGACATATACCCAAATGGGCACAAGGTTCTAAAAATCCTTGAATACGATGCCCCTGAGAAATACGAGGAGCAACCATGACTGACCTGAACAAACTAACTTATTGGTCTGAGCTGCCAGATGGCTTCTCCGATGCTATTTACACAGACATTGAAATTCATATCGGGCTTCTCGAACGCCTAAAGGTTCTTGTGTTTGGCCGTATTTATGTTGACGTAAAAACCGTCACCGAAAATAAGCCAGGAGCCACCACGTCTGTAACGAGAGTGAGCTTTCTCAATATCAGGCGTTGGCTTTTGGAACGCGGCCTAGTGGCTAACCCTGGTGGCGCAGAAGAACCAGAGGTTCACGGGGCCACGGCATCTCACTATATGCGCCACGCTAGGCGTATCCGCGCCCGCATCCAAGATCTGAAGGAGCCAAAGTGAGCAATTTGCGTCCTATAACCCAGCAAGAGTGGGATGAATACGAGTGGATAGAAGTAACGACATGGGGCGATGCGGCTGATGGAAAGAAGGTGTATGTGCGCGGCCTCAAAAACGCCGGTAATCCGCCCGACGATGGTTTTCTGTACGACTGCGTTGCGGACATGGGTAAGGGCGCCTATGTTTGGGTGCAGCGCATGACCGCAGAGGAGCCAAAATAGCCTTTCCAGTGATCCCCGCAGACGAGCGTCAAAAGCGGCTAGAGGTTCTGTCCGCCGCTGTAAGGCGCTTTCCGGGCAAGACAGCGACTGCCATAGACAAGCTATTGTGCTGGCCTAGAAGCACTGTCCGCAGCACGTTATTGTTCGCCGAAGAAGCGGGGGTGTTGTTCTGGGAGGATGATGCTGGCGGGTTGTATTTGGTGGAGTAGCGAAGGATAGGGGTAATTTTGTATGATGGACAACATGAGTTGCAATCATTTGTGGGATTTGACGGGTGAGCGCGAGCCAGTGTTTGGCCTTGTGCTTTTGTGGGTGTGTCGCCATTGTGGGGAGAGGGCGCTCATGCCAGACAGCGGGGAATATGGCGAGACGCCGTGAGATAGCGAGGGGCAGATGCCATACGAGGATCCGGAGCCGCCCCGTGAGTGAAATCGCGCACAATCTCACTTGTCAGGAAAATGGCAGAATTTAAGTGGAATTCGTCTCGCAACCAGGCCGCTATCCTGCTATCGCAGGGATACACAGTAGAGCAGACCGCGAAAGAAACAGGGGTTGCCGAGCGCACTCTCTACCGGTGGAAAAACGACCCTGTGTTTGGCGAGGAGGTGGATCGCCTTTCACTGATGACGGACATTGCCTCAAAGGGGGAGAGGTTGCGCCTCGCCAAGCGCATGATACGGCAGATTGGTGTCGAGACGAAGCGCGATTTGTTGGACTGGTTGAAGTATGCGCAGAGTGAAACAGACGGGGTCAAGCTTGACCTTGCCTCCCTCTTTGACGATGCTACATCTGTGGCCGGAGAAGGACAAGCTGGAGATACTGAGCCGGACGAAGAAGAGTAGCGGCGCAGAGCTACCCGAAGGCTGGCGCGAGCGTTTGCCCTTGGTGTACCCAGCGCTGTTCTCTCGCCCGTTCGCGCCTTACCATGCCGAGATGTGGGAGTGGGTGGACAGTATCGAGCGAGGTGAGAGCGCACCGTCGTTCCTGGGGATTTGGCCGCGTGGTGGTGGTAAGTCTACGGGTGCAGAGGTTGCCGCCGTGGAGTTGGGGGCACGAGGTAGGCGGCGCTACGCCTGGTATGTTCGCGAAACGCAAGACCAGGCCGACAAGTCGGTTGCGAACATCAACGGAATTCTCGAAACACCGGAGGTGGCTCGCTGCTATCCTGATATGGCGGAGCGTGCGGTAAGTAAGTACGGCAAACCAAAGGCGTGGCGCAGAGAGCGGCTGACCACAGCCAGCGGGTTCACCATAGACGGGGCTGGGCTGGACAAAGCTATCCGCGGTGTGAAGGATGTGGAGCAACGCCCCGACCTGATCATTATTGATGACATTGATAGCCGCCACGACAGCCCGGCCACCACGTCGAAGAAGATACAGACGATTACCGACAGCATTATCCCCGCCGGTTCGCCGGACGTAGTGGTGCTGTTTATTCAGAACCTTATCATTCCTGACGGCGTGATGGCGCAGCTGGCTGACGGTCGCGCTGACTTCCTGCTGGAGCGCATTGTTTCGGGTCCGCACCCTGCAGCGCACAATCTGGCCTATGAGCAGCGCGAGGGGCGGTTCGTGGTGACAGGCGGTGAGCCAACCTGGCCGGAGGGATATGGGCTAGAAGTCATTCAGGACAAAATCAACAAGTCCGGCCTCACCTCGTTCCTGCGGGAGTCGCAGCACGACGTTGAGAAAACTGGCGGCATGTATGACCACATCGACTTTCAGTATTGCGATTGGTCAGAGTTGCCCCGTTTTGAGCGAGGATCCGTGTGGGTTGACCCTGCCGTAACCAGCACAGACCAGTCCGACAGCATGGGCATTCAGGCAGATGGCGTTGATTCTCGCGGCCACCTGTATCGCTTGTACTCGTGGGAGGCCGTCACCTCGCCTGAGGATGCTTTGCGCCGCGCTATCGAGAAGGCGGTGGAGCTGGGATTTGAGACTGTGGGTGTGGAGACAGACCAGGGTGGCGATACCTGGCGCAGTGTGTACGAGAGAGCGCTGGAGGGGCTGCGTGCCGAGGAGAAGCACAAGGACACGCGCTACTGGCCAGCGTTTGAGCAGAACAAGGCCGGCGCTGGCTATGGATCGAAGGTAGAGCGTGGTCAGCGTATGCTGGCAGCGTATGAGCGCGGCGAGATAACGCATGTTCGTGGGACGCATGGAGTTTTGGAGCGTTCATTGCGCCGCTTTCCCAACAAGCCGCTGGATTTGGCTGACGCAGCGTTCTGGTCGTGGGAAGATTTGTGCGGCGGGCATGGTGGCCCAGTGAGTATTGAAAACCCGTTCTACGATTGACGGGTAAAGGAACAGTATGGGATTTTGGAACAACGTAGCGGATTCGGTTCGTGAGTGGATGTGGCAACCCATGTATGAGCGCATGGGCTTGGTTGGCGAGGAGCGTCAGCGCGTAGAGCGCATGAAGGAGCACAAGCAGTACTTGGATGGCAACCAGCCGCAGCAAATTCAGGTAAAGGCGGGCAAGGCCAACGACAACATCGTTATCAACATTCTCGACAAAGTGGTCAGAAAAAGCGCGGCCATGTTGTTCGGGCAAGGGGTCAGCTTTGACCTCGGTGAAGGCGAAGAGTACGACGAAGCCGAAGCGTATCTGAATGAGGTGTGGGAGGCGAACCGTAAAGGCATCTTCTTGAAGAACCTTGGGCGCACCGGCGGGGGTTACGGCACGGTGTACGTCAAGCTAGTGCCGGATGGCGAAGGAGACACGCGGATAGTGTCCCTGCCCCCCGCAAACATGCGAGTCATCACGGCCGAAGGGGATCCCGAAACTGTAGAGGAGTACCACCAATATTGGGTGGTAATGGTTGACCGCAAAGAGAAGGTTCGCCGCGAACGCACATTTATCGAGCGAACACAAAAGGACGGCGTGGTAACCGAGAAGTGGCGCGTCGTGGTGGAGCAAGAGCAGGGCAAGCGCTGGGAGCAGATTGAGGCGGTGGACTGGGACTACGACTTCCCGCCAATCGCCCATTGCCAGAACCTTCCCAGGGACTTCTCCCCGTATGGCGCGAGTGACATCGAGGGCTTGATTGGCCTGCAGAACCGCGTCAATTTCGTGGCCGGTAACATCAGCAAGATTATTCGCTACCACGCGCATCCCAAGACGATAGGCACGGGTATATCGCGTGCCGTCAAGCGGCTGGTGAGCGGCGAGGGTGATGAGGCTGCCCCAGTTGCCGAAATGAGCGGCGACCAGATGTGGACACACCCTGACCCCAACGTGAAGGTCTACAACCTGGAGATGCAGAGCGACCTCGCCTCCAGTATGAATTATCTGCAATTCCTCATCCAGACGGTGTACGACCTCGGCCAGACGGTGAATACAGCTAACGTCAAGGATAAGTTGGGGCAGCTTACCAACTTCGCTATCCGGGTGCTGTATCAAGATGCGCTGGAGAAGCTGGACGACAAGCGCACGCTGTATGGCGAATTGCTGACTGAGATAAATCGCCGCTTGCTGGTGCTGAAAGACGAAGCGTGGGCAGAGTTTGGCGGCGGCATTGTGGTATGGCCGAATGACGTAGTGCCCACCAACTCTAAGGAGTTGGCCGAGGAGCTGCGCTCGGATGTGGATGCCGGCTTTGTGAGCAAGCAGACGGCCGCAGGCTTGCGCGGCTACGACTGGGAGCAGGAGCAGGTGCGTATGCAAGAAGAAGCGACTGAGCAGCAAGGCGAGCTGGGGGCGCGGCTGATAGCCGCGTTCAACCAGGGAGCGTAGAGAAAGGACAGAGTGATGGCCGATAACCGTGAATTGTATGGGATGTATCGTAAATCTCTGCCGTTGTGGCGCAGGTTATTTTGGCCTTGGCTGACAATTCGAGAGAGGAGCGAGGCGCACTTGCTTTCTTTTGTGGTAGACAAAGAAAGCTACAAAATAATCGCGCGGCTGCTTGGGTATGCCAACTAACCCGCTCACCCTCGCCCAGCGTTTCCGCAGCCAGCTTGCGCAGATTGATGTTCTGCAAGGCCAGCAGCTGCTCTCTGCCTACGCGCCGATACGCAATGAACTGAACGCCAGCATTGACGCGCTGCTGATGGAAATTGAACTGATGGGCAATCCCTCGGTTTCCCGCGTCCAGCGCAGCGACCGATACAAGCGGCTGATGGATGAGCTGGGCGAGAAGCTGGTGCAATTTTCGCTGTTGCTGATGGTGGTGATGCGCGGGGCGAGTCATCAGGGCTTTGTGGTTGGCGCGGAGAATGGGGCGGCCATGCTGGCGGCGTACGGACTGCGGGCGAACGTGGTCAGCGCAGATGCCGTCGAGCAGCTTGCCGCATTCCTTGACCCGTCTGGCCCGCTGTACGCCCGCATCCGTAATCTGGCGCCCTACACGGTGCAGCGCATCGCTGACGCAATATCGGATGGCGTGGCTATGGGGCAAAACCCGCGCACGATAGCGGCGGCGATTGACCGCGCCTTCGGGCTGGGGTTGACGGATAGTCTGCGTATGACGCGCACGGTGCAGGTGTATTCGTACAGATACGCCAACCACGCCAGCTACATGGCGAACGGCATTGAGTCGTGGACGTGGTTCTCGCGGCTTGACCCTGGCAGAACGTGTATGTCTTGTGTGCAAATGCACGGCTCAGTCCACCCGGCCACGGAGACGTTGAACGATCACCACAACGGGCTGTGCCTGGCCATCCCCAATGTGGCCGGCGCGAACTTAGTGGGCGAGAACGGCGAGGTGTGGTTTGGCAAGCAATCAGACAGCACGCAGTTGCAGATGATGGGGCCGGGCAGGTTTCAGGCGTGGAAAGACGGGGCGTTGCGCTTTGGGGAATTGAGTACAACGCACCATGATGAGGTGTATGGTGATATGCGGATTGTTGCGCCGTTGAAGGGAGTGGTGAAATGACAAAAAATGAACTAGCCGTTCTTGAGATGATAAAGAGTCGCGAAGACTTTATTCCTGTGGGCGATTCGGTGTTCGGCGATGTTGTTGACCAGGAGTGTAACGGCGGCGAGGATTTTGATTGTGAATTACCGGCGGCCGGGACAGTTTTTATGGTCTTTGACCCAGCGGACGACCTTCCTCAGTATCTCAAGCTTCCAGGATATTGCGAAAAATGTCTGGTTGAAATGTACGGGCAGGTTTTGCTTAGAGAAGTTACCCGTGGAGCCCAATGACCACCGAGCGTGAGTTTTGGGAAGCATTACGCAAGTCGTTGCTCGATCAGGTGGACGCTATCGAGCGCCGCCTAGGTATAAGCCCCACCACAGCAGAGATACGCAAAGCGAACAAAGAAGGGCGCGTGGTACAGAGGGGCGGAGTAGCGAAGCCCTCCCAAATCTGATACTGTAATTACGTTGTAAGCGGGTGTGTGCGGGCTTCAAGAGCCAGCGCCCGCAAATCGGCGTAAGGCTGGCTACAGCCGAGCACCCGACAACCGCATACAGGCAGTCTGGTTTCAGAGAGCCGTTTCACCGGTGGCAGTCCGTAATGGAGAGCCGCTGGCGAAGCGGCTTTTTTATTTTCTACCGCGGGCGTTGCGCGTAAAAAACGAAAAGGGAAATTGAAGGATGACTGAACAAAACGAGGAACAGAAGAAGGCGGCAGAGGAAGCCGCAAACAAAGAGGAGAAAGGGAATCCGGCTGCGGAGCCGAAAAATACCGAGAACATGATTCCCAAGAGCCGCTTTGACGAAGTAAACGAGCGCGCCAAGAAGGCCGAGGCCGAATTGGAAGCTCGCAAGCAGGCCGAGAAGGAAGCCGAGGAAAAGCGCCTGGCTGACCAGCAGCAATACAAAGAGCTGGCCGAGAAGCGCGAGGCCGAACTCAAAGACTTGCAGGCCAAAGCCGAAGCCGACAAGAAAGCGGCAGAGGAACAGGCAAAAAAGGCGAAGTACGAGGCTGACGTGATTGCCGAAGCCGCCAAGCTGAACTTCCACGACCCCAAAGAGGCGATCGCCTTGCTGGGCGAAGTGGAGGATGTGGCGAAAGCGGTGAAAGAGTTGGCCGAGGCAAAGCCTCATCTCATCAACAAGAAAGTGCCGCCCAGGCTGCCCTTCTCGCGTGAGACGGAAAGCGCAACAGAAACAGAAGCGCAGCGAGATCAGCGCCTGTTCGGCTAAGGAAAGGAATGACTGACGGAAACAATGTTTGGAGTGATGTTGCGTCTATTGCCCATGTTGTGCAGGAAGACGCAATTCATGTTGTTCGCAAGTCCGCTGTAGTCTCCGGCCTGGTGCTGGAGTTTAACGACATGTCGGGGATGAATCTCCGCAAGGGCTACAAGTACAACGCTGGTGCAGCGCTGGACTTGACCGACGGCGATGACATGAACAGCAAGAAGTTCGCGCCGGAGCTGGACCAGGTGCTGACCCCGCACGAGATCGGTTTGCAGTTCTTCATCAGCGACGCGCGCGCCGAGTCTGAAGCACCTGAGCAGATTTTGACTGACGCTGCTCGCGAGCTGGGCTTTGCCGCGGCCGACCGCGTGGAGTCTGACCTCATCGCTAACCTGGCCGACCTGACTGGTGGCACTGTGGGTGCGGCTGGCACGACCCTCACCTGGGGCTATCTGGGTGCTGGTATTGCACAGGCGCGCGGCGTGAACAAGAATGCCAGCAAGCCGCTGGCTGCTGTGGTGCATGGCTTTCAGTGGGCTGGTCTTGCCAAGACCGCCTCGGTGGCCGGTGCCCAGGTTGTGAACGCCCCTAACTTCCAGGATCAGATCACCCGTAGCGGTGGTGGCAAAGCGTTGGTGGCCTACTTCATGGATGTACCCGTGTACCAGGTGTTTGGCGACGTTGATAGCAACGGCGATTTCACCGGTGGCGTGTTCCCGCGTGAGGCGATTGCTATTGACTGGCGTCGCGCTATTCGCGTGCGCCCGCAGCGCGACGAATCCCACCGTGGCCTGGAGCTCAATATGAGCGCCATCTACGCCAACGGTGTGTGGCGTCCCGACCGCGGCGTGAAGATGATCTTTGACGCTTCGCTGCCCGTCAGCTAAAGGAGGATGACATGGCTGGAAATTTCAACATCTCTACTGTAGTCCTCCCGCAGTCGCTGGGTGACTCCGAGAACGTCGTCGCCCTGGTTGCGCCGTCTGCCGCTTTGGGCGGTGGTCTGCGCATCAAGTACGGCTACGCGGTTGAGGAAGCTTCTGGGCAGGGGGCTGGCACGGCCTACGCCCTGTCGCTGCTGAAGTACGACTCCGGCGGCACGCTGGCTGGGACTATCGCCCCCAATGTGGGTGGCACGGCCTCCCCGCTGGTGGCTGGTGTCAAGCAGGCGTTTGCCATTGACGACGAGCAAGCGTTCGTCAAAGCGGGCGAGACGGTCAAGATCGCCTACGTCGAGCAGGGTTCCACCACGAACCCCGTGCGCGGCTCGGTGGTCATTGGCTGGGAGCCTGGCAACTAGGAACTGAAAGCTGGCCGGGGTTGGTGTCTCTCGCCCGCCCCGGCCAGTCAAAGAATTACGGCGAGAGAGAAAGGCGTTTGTTTTGAAAGCAATCAAGACGCTTCGCATTTGCGGCTTTGATTATTCGGTGGCGTTCAAGGAGTCCCCGATTGTCAGTGGCGAATTGTGTGATGGATCGCACAGCCGCAGCACTTTACAAATCGAAATTCGCGAAGCCCTGCCGCCGCAGATGAAATACCAGACCCTATGGCACGAGATTTTGCACGCCATTATTGATACCGCCGCGCTCAAGATTGAGAACGAAGAGGCCGTGGTTGAGGCAATCGCAAATGGCATCGTGCAGGTGCTGCAAGACAATCCGCAGATCGTGGGCGGCAAATGAAGCTGCACATCGTGAGCAACGCCCCCTGGGCTTCCACGGGCTACGCCAACCAAACGAAGATATTCGCTCCGCGCATCAAGGCGCTGGGGCATGAGGTGTCGCTGACCTCGTTCTGGGGGTTGGATGGCGGCATGCTGAATTGGCAGGGCATGCAAGTATTCCCGCGCGGGCATCACCCGTATGGACAAGACATGATGGCCGCCAATGCCGCGCAAAGCGGCGCGGACTTGATGATCTCGCTGATGGATGCGTGGGTGTGTGAGCCGCAGCTATACGGTAAGGTGCGCTGGGCGCCCTGGTATCCGGTGGACCAACAGCCGCTGCCTCCGCTGCTGAAGCAGAAGGTAGAGCAAGCCTACGCCCGCATTGTCTACAGCAAGTTTGGCGAGCAGATGACGCATGAGGCCGGGCTGGATTGCTACTACGTTCCGCATGGTGTCGAGAGTGATGTGTTCAAGCCGCTGGACACTCCCAAAGCTGAGTTGCTGCAGCGGCTGGGCTGGCCGAAAGACAAGTTCATTGTCGGCATGGTGGCGGCCAACAAGGGTAATCCGAGTCGCAAGGCGTTTATCGAGAACCTGGAAGCCTTTGCCATGCTGAAGCAGAAGCGCAAAGACGCGTGGCTGTACCTGCACACCGCCCGCAGCGAGAACGGCGAGTACGAGGGCGTGAACCTGCCGGAGTACCTGGCGCACTTGGGGCTGAAGGAAGGCAAGGATTACGGCTTCCCCAACCAATACAACCTGCTCATCGGCTTTCCCAGTGACTACATGGTGGCCGCCTACAACGCGATGGATGTGCATTTGCTGGTGAGCATGGGCGAGGGCTTTGGCATCCCGATTTTGGAGGCGCAAGCCTGTGGAACGCCGGTGATCGTTGGTGACTGGACATCAATGGGCGAGCTGTGTTTTGAGGGATGGAAGATCCCCAAAGGCGAGGCGCACAAAGTTTGGACTGTGCTGGGCGCAATGCAGTACGCCGCTCGCCCCGAAGCCATTGCGGACGCACTGGGCGAGGCCTATGAGAAAGCGGCGGGCATGGGTAAGCAAGCCCGTGAAGGTGCGCTGGCGTATGACGCAGACGTGGTGACAGAGAACTATTGGAAGCCGGTGCTGAGCGCGCTGGAAGCACGCATTGAGCGCGAGAGCAAGAAAAGCAAGAAGAAGCGACGGAGGTAAGGCGATGAACAGTGCTACTGATTTATCAGGACAGATCGACAAGCTGGCGAATTTCATTATGAACGAAGTCCCCGGCGAGCCTCGCGAGAGCGAAGGCGCGGTGGATTGCGCTATTCGAATTATTCGCGAGTGCTGCCTGAACGAGCGCGCCAAGAAGTCCGCGAAGCTACCTGATGTGACTATCAAACTTGATGGCGACATGCTTGTCGCTCGGCTCGAATTGCTTGTTGAGCGACTGGAAAAGGCTATCTCTGATGCAATGTCGGAGGCGGAATGACATTACACGAACAGCTTATTGAAGAACTGCTCTACGGCAACGTAGTGCGCACCCCGCGAGAGGAAGCGGCACGCAACGAAATCCTCAAATTGCGCGGCCAGTCCAAGACTGAGCCGCTAGTTGCAGAAAGCCCGAAGGGGCGCCGAGTAAAGGCGGAGGATGACAGCCAGCCTGTATCCCGCTAGTTACTTCATCGGCCATGCGTATGCGGATGACCCGAAACGCAAGGCGATGAAGGCGCAGGAAGCCGCCCGCATCAAGGCGCGGCTGTCTGTGGCATCCGGCCGCGTGTTGGATGTGGGCTGCGGCATTGGCGATTTTCTGGCGGAGCATTTTGCGGAATGGAAAAAGTGTGGCACAGAGGTCAGCACATATGCGACCAAAGAGGCCGCGCGGCACGGCGTGGATGTGCGCGATACCGCGTGGGGTTTTGATGACCGAATTTGGGATTTGGTCATCTGGCGCGGCACGCTCCAGCATGTGCCTGACCCAGTTGGCGAGTTGCGCGCGTGTGTGGCGAGAATGAAGCGCGGAGCGACGATCGCCATCCTCGCCACACCGAACACGAACAACCTGGTCTACAAGCTGTTTGGTGATTTGCCGGCACTGGATGCGCCGCGCAACTGGGTAGTGCCCAGCGACGCGATGCTGGTGAATATCTTGAAGAACCTCGGCTTGAAAGATATTGAGGTGGTCAAGCCCTACTGGGGAACGCCCTACGCGAACCCCGTGATGGATTTGGTGAAGTTTGTGCTGCGGCTGTTTGGCGTAAAGACGAAGTTCGCCTGGCCCGGCTCGATGATGGAGATTTATGCCCGTAAGTAAGGTGGCCGCGATTATCGCTAACTACAACCTACCGGAGCGCGCCAATACTCTTTCGCGGGCCTTGTCTGCGATTGAAGGTATTGACGTGATCGTGGTGGACAACGGCTCGCGTGCTTTCCAACCGGTGAATACGGCGGTGAAGCTGCGCCAGAACGTGCGCCTGACGCACGCGTATTTGGCCGGACTGGCCTATGCGGATGGGCTGGCGGCGGTGAGTGGCGAAAAGTATCACGCTTACTGGTTTCTCACCACGTCATTGCAATTCAAGGTGATGGATGGCGTAGAGCGGATGGCCGAGAAGCTGGGCGGGGATTGTGTGTACGTCTCCCCGCGCTACGAAGGGGCGACGCGCTGGCCGCACACCGCATTGGCAAAGGCGGGCGTAACGCGGCATTTGGGCGGGGTAGGCATGTACCTGGCGGAGTGGTTTGACGCCAACGGCCGCTTTGACCCGCGCCTGACCCACAACTGGGGAACGGACTATGACACCAGCTTGAAAGCGATCGAGCAGGGCAAGCACGGCCTGGTGGTGGATGACGTGGTGATGGAAGTGAGTGAGAACCACGGCTACAAAGCCGGAGTGCACGGCATGAGCGTGGATGAATACCACCGCGCAGCGCGGGCTGAGATGGAAGCCGTGCTGAGCGAGAAATGGCCGCGTGAGTGGCCGCTGCTACGGGAGGCGACCAGCTATGACGCTGTCCTTGCTTTGCGTAACTAAGGGCGAGCCGCACGCCGAGAAATTCCTGCGCTACATGGCCGGGAATGCAGACGCATTGGGCGCCGAATTTGTGATTGCACACGATGGCGATTTCCTCACCGGTACGGATGACGAGATTGCGCTGCGTTTTTCGGCAATTCCGAAGTTTGGCATGAAGGCAAAGCAGTACCTGGTCAAAAGCGATGGCTCTATCGAGGGCGTGCTGGACGAGGCGGTTGCCTTATGTTCTGGTGACTACGTCTTGCGGATTGACGATGACGAGGAAGTCAGCACCGAGATGATGGTTTGGTTGCAGTCCGGCGAATACACGCAATCGGATGTGTGGAGCTTTCCGCGCAAGCATTTATGGGGAGGTGGCTACTTGAGCAACCCGCCGCTGTATCCCGATATACAGACCCGCCTGACCACCAAAGAGAAGGCGGGCGGGCGCAAACGGGTGCATGACGGCTCGCCGTTTGGGGCGGGGCGCGTGGCGAATGTCCACATCCTGCATCACAAGTTTCTGGTCAAGAGCTACGCAAAGCGTAAAGAGATTGCGGCGCACTACGACTCCCTGCGCGAGGGGGCGGGCACAGGGCATTGGCTGCCGTTCAACTTGCCGGAAGATGCGTTTGAGGTGCTGGAGGTGCAGGAGTGAGGCCGGGCATGAGCGATCTTGTGCTGGAGTTGCGCGGCATGACCGACGCTGGCACGGCAGATTATCAAGTGGCATCGGTTTCGTACTGGTCAGATGACCACATGCAGGCTGCACTTGACCGCCACCGCGTGGATGTGCGTAGCGTGGAGTTGGAGCCGGTGCAGGTGCAGATCCCCGGCGGCTACGAATACAAAGAATACGTGTCCAACCTCGCCCCGCTGGAAGCGGATGTAACCATCAAAGACGGGCAAGGTGCCGAGATTGGCACAGCTCTGTACAGCGTGGACTACGCCAAAGGTATGGTGACGTTTGCGACTGACCAGGGCGGCTCGGCGCGCTATTTGACTGGCCGGGCGTTCAACCTGAACGCGGCCGCCGCGGATGTGTGGCGCATGAAGGCCGCTCATGCTTCAAGCAAGTTTGATTTCGCCACCGATGGGCACAGCGTGAAGCGCAGCCAGCTGGTGGAGATGGCGTTGAAGATGGCCGAACATTATGAGCAGCAGACCGGCGGCCAGACGGTGGAGGTGTACGTATGACGCTGACCCTTGCTGAATTGGCAGACATGCGCGCCACGATTGGCGAGTTGCTGCCAGACACTTGCGTCATCAAAACGCTAACGACTGTGCCGGATGGCATGGGTGGGCAGACGGAGACGTGGAGCGCGTCGGGAACGGCGAACTGCCGCCTTGACCGCCGTTCTGGTGGTGAGCGCATGGCTGGTGGAGCGATCCGTGCTTATGCCGAATGGGTGCTTACTGTGCCGTACAACACCGCGCTGACGACCGAGAGCCAAGTGGAGCACAACGGCCTCACCTACAACGTGACCGAAGTGAACAGCGACAAATCGTGGAAAGACTGCGTGCGGGCAACAGTGGAGGCGGTGAAGTGAGCGTCAAGCTGGACACGAAAGTGCTGGATGCGCTGGTATCCAATGCGGATATGACTGCGGAGCAGGCCAATAGCCAGACGGCGTTTGCGATTGCCGGAAAAGCGGCAATGAACGCGCCTTATCTGACTGGCGCGCTGAGCGCGGGCATTACCGCAGAGCCAGAAGAAGTGTTTTTGGCTACTGGCGCAACGCCGGGCGCGTGGGTGGCGCGAGATAGCGTGAACTACGGCATCTATAACGAAACAGGCACCTACAAGATGGCGGCGCACCCGTTCATGGTGCCGGCGGTGGAAAGTGAGCGCCAGGCACACATTCAGCGCTTGGCGAAGGTGGCGAAGCCGTGAACGCCTTGGATGCTGCGGTGTATTCGCGGCTGGCTGGGGGGACGGCATTAACTGCGTTCCTCGGTGGCACGCACATCTACACGCTGCTGGCGAAGGATGGCGTGAAACGCTTTGTGGAATTTGGAATTCAGGGCGGCGGGGATGAACACATCACCCCTGTGCGCAGAAAAAATCAGGTAGTGCGCGTCAAGGCTGTATCGAATGTATCGAAGGCCGACGCGGGGAGTGCAGATGCGTATGCAGAAAGTTTGTTACTGAGCGCGCCGTTGAGCGTGAACGGCTGGAACGACACGTTCTGGTTGGCGCGAGAGACGGATTTTGAAACTGTTGAAGTAGACGAAGCAGGACAGAAATTTTGGCATGTGGGCGGGATGTACCGCCTGCAGTACGACAAATAAGGAGCAAGAAAGGATATGGCAAGCACTTTGACGTTCAAGGGCAACAACACGTTCGCCCAATGGATTTACAGCGGTGGCACGGTGACTCTGACGGGCAACCAGCGCACCGTGACCATCACGCCCACCAATAACACGGTGGACACCTCGGCTGGCTCGGATGAGTGGAGTACGTTTCTGCCCGGCCTGAAAAGCTGGAATGCCAGCATTTCGCTGCTGCAGCCCGTGGGCGGCACGGCCCTGGAAGACGCGCTGAAGGCTGGCACGCAAGGCACGCTGGTTATTGGCCCCGAAGGCACGGCCAGCGGCAAGCGCAAGTACAGCGGCGCGGCTATTTCGGGCGGCGGTGTGGTGAACATGCCTTACGCCGATGTGGTCGAGTTGAACGACGACTTCCAGGGCAACGGCGAATTGGTCTACGGTACCTGGTAAGCCATGAAGCTGCAGAACGGTACTGAGATCACGTTCGACTTTTACAAAATCACCCGCAAGGAGTTTGTCGCTCTGACAGAGGACAAAAAACTGAAAGACGACAAGCTCTTTGCGGTGATGGCGAAGGTGACCGGCGTTGATGTCCATGTGTTTGAGGAACTTTCGTGGCAGGAGTGGCGCGAGGTGGCAACTGCGTTTTGGGATGGCGCCTACGCCCCTTTGACGAAAGCCTCAGTAAGCGAATCTACTGGGGCTTCAAACACGGACAGCACGAGCCAGGAAGCGACGCCGTAGGCGACGTAGTGCCAGAAGAATTTTGGCGCTGGCACTTTGTTGAAAAATTTGGCTGGAGCCTGGAGCAGGTGGATAACCTGAGCTTGGGCGATCTGCGTGAATACCGCTCTGTACAAGACGGGCTAGCGAAGGTCAAAGGAAGTATTTACACATAGCAACTCAAATCGCATCGCTTTTTGCGAGCATTGGTGCTGAGGTTTCGGGATTCACGCGCGGAATGGGCGAGGTCAAGTCTGGCCTATCCCAAACCGCGAAGGAAGTTGCCAAGCTGGAGGCTGATTTTCAGCGCAAAATGGGCGGCGACTTTGTGCGCACGTTGCAAAACGGGCAGAAGTCAGTGCGAGAGCTTGGCGTTGATTTCCTGCAGACGGCGCGCAATGCGGGCATTGGCGGAGCGCAGATTGAATCGGCCGCTGGCTCGATGGGCGTTTTCTCGCGCACCCAGATGGCGGCAGCAAAATCGTCTGCTGATTTAGCGATTGAGACTGACCGCCTCATCCACCAGATGCAGAACGGCGAGATCACGGCAGCGCAGGCTGGCGAGCAGTTTGGAAAATTGGCCGCAAATGCCCAGTCTGGCGGAGTCAATATCAACCAGATGGCAGCAAAGTTTGCCGCGGCAGCCGCCGTTATCGGCGTAGCTGCGATGGCGGTCAATGCGGTATTCGATTTTGCCCGTCAGGGCGCGGAGCTTGACTACGCCAGCGTCAAGTTTGAGCGCCTGGCCGAGAACGCTGGCAGCTTGAGTAGCGTACTGCTCGGTGATTTGCGAACGGCGACGCGAGGCCTGTACTCCGACGCGGAGTTGATGGGCAGTGCGGGTGACTTCATGGCGCTGGGCCTGGCCAAGACACACGATGAGGCGGTTCGTTTGGCGGCGGTGTCGGGTGCGCTGAACATGAATATGAATCAGCTTGTTCTGACGCTGACGAACCAAACCACCATGCGCTTTGATGCGTTGGGCGTTTCCGTGGACGGCTTCAAGGAGCGTGTGGATGAATTGAAAGAAGCTGGGCTGAGCGCAGAAGAGGCGTTTAGCGAGGCGTTCTTGCAGCAGGCCGAGGCACAGATTGAGAAGGTAGGGCATGCGGCTGACACTACGCTAGGCTCGTTCATGCGCCTTTCGGCCCAAGGGGCGAACGCGTGGGATCGCCTAAAGATTGCGGCTGGTAAGGCATTGGCGCCTATCGCAGACGCCCTGGCTGACGATCTCGAGAAGACAAACCGATTGAATTATGCAGTGGACATACTGGGCGCAACATTTACCCTCGTTCAGGTTCAGGGCAAGGGGATGGTGCAGATGTACCGGACAATGGGCGGCGAGTTATTGGATTATGAGGAGTTGATAAAGCGGGCAATGGAGGTGGAGCGCCTCAACAACTTTGAGCTGGAGCGCGCTGTATTCCTGCACGCCCAGCTAAATCCAGAGATTAAAGACACCGCGAACGAGTACGGCGAACTGGCTGAGTCCATCGAAGAAGCCGAGCAGCGTATACGCGACTTCTATTCAGCCGCGCAGGGCAACCCTCTAAACGACATTCTCGGCGCGGCAGACGCCAGTGAGTTTTATCGACTAGGTGGGGATTATGTGGCCGCTTATGTTGAGGGTGTGCGCACGCAAATCGCTAATGCGGGCGGGGACATTGGCGGAGTGCTAGCGCAACCATTTGAAACTGCTAGTTTGCAGGCTGCCGCCTTCCAGGTTGCTCTTGGCGAAATAAATGTATCTCAAGCTATGGCAGAGCTAAACAAGCTTCCGGTACCCATTGATGACGCGCGAGCAAAACTGAATGATTTTATTGCCTTGATGAATGCCGAAGACGGGAAAAAGGCGTCAGTTTATCTTGATGTGAAGACGAATATACCCTTCGGGTTGTTACAGAGTCTGCTTGGGCTGACGCGTGGGCAGACTGCAGACGCCTTGCGTTACACCGCTCAAGGTCACGCCACCGGGGGCTACCTGGGTGAGCGCGGGCCACTGGTCAAGCTGGGGGAGCGTGGTTGGGAGTATGGGCGCTATGACGCCCGTAAAGGTGCGTGGGAGATCATCCCGCACGAGAAATCAGTGGCGATGGAGCGCGACGGCTACGGCGCACAGGCCGGCATGATGGCGGGCGGCCTACTCTTTGATACATGGCACCCGCCCGAAGGCGCGCGGCAATCGCGAGTAGGGGCTGCGGCCAAGGCGAACTCGGTAGGGGCTGCGGCCAAGGCGAACTCGGTAGGGGCTGCTGCCAAGGCGAACTCGGTAGGGGCTGCTGCCAATATAGCATCAGTTGCCGCAGATGCCGCCGTGCGGGCAGCCACTGCCAGCGCGGTGGGCGTGGGCGCCGCTGTGGGTGGACAGGGCCAGGCGTTTGCCGCGCAAATTGTGGAGGAGATGGCCCAGCAAAATCTGCGTGCAAGCGCGCAACTCAACGCTGAATTACGTGAGGGCTTTGGGCGAGTGGTTGCCCAGCTCCAGCAGTTGGCGCGCCCGGGGCACATCAAAAACGCGATGCTCGAAGTTATTGCCGAGGTGCGTTGATGGCTGGCCCGGTATTCCCCGACGCGTGGGGCGTAGAAATGCAGCTGGAGGGTGCCGTGCTGTGCCAGGAGGATGGCACGGAGCTCACCCAGGAGGACGGCAGCCGTCTGGTCATGGATGGCTTTGGCTTTGTCGACATCACCGCTGACGTGATCGTACCGAGCCTTACTTGGAGCAAGGGCAAGTTGGATACTCGTCAAACGGGCCGGGTAGCGGGCATCGGTGCGCTGCAATTCGAGCTGAATAACTCGGTTTCGAATGCGGCCGGGCTGGCCGGCTATTACTCAGAGGGTCATGCCAACTGTCGCCCGGGATTTGCTCGCAATCGCGGTATCCGCTTTTATTTGGAGTATGGCGGTGTACGCGTGTACAAGTGGCAAGGCTATGTATCCCGCATCAAGCCGGTGCCGGGCATTTTTGGGCAGCGCCGTACAACTGTTGAGGCGCAAAGCATGATGATCGTATATCACGGCGCACAGCGCCAAAGCCTGCAAGAGTTGCAGGTAGAGGTGCGCTCCGACCAGGTGTACGAACAGCTTACGCGGGGGCTTGAGCGCCGGCCGCCGTCATGGGAGTGGAGCACCAACCCACGTGTGCTGAGCTTTGCGTTTGCGGCTGCCTTGGCTCAAAAGCCCACGGCCGCCAGCGAGCTCAATAAGGTGGCCAGCTCGACGTGGGATCTGGTGTTGGAGCAGGGCAATGCCCAGCATGGCGGGCGCGTGCGCAGCTACACCTATGCTGATTTCCTGCGCCAACAGACGGTGCAGGCTGAGCTGGCTGATGGCGTGCAGGGCTTAGAGACAGAAGAAGACGAGCCGATGTATTCGCGGGTGGCCGTGCTGATCCATCCCCGCAAAGCAGAAGACGATCAAACGATTTTGTGGCAGCTCGACAAGCCTGAGTATTTGCGCGAGGGCATTACTGTCGAGAAGGTGGTCTCGTACAGAGACGCCGCCGGTGGCGCTGCAGCCGCTTTGGAAATCGCCACTGACCCCGAGCCGGGCGTAGATTACTACTTTGACAGCAAAGAGGTCAACCTAGCGGGGGCACTCAGCAATTTTTTGGAAGTGCAGGTTGAGGCAGGCGCCACGCAGACTGTGCTGCGCTTCACCCCTCAGCGCAACGGGCACTTGAACAACTATTTCTTGCGCGGCAAACTGGTGCGCGCCTACAACGACGTCACCTTGCCAGAGGACATCTCGGCTCAGCCTGGAGCTGATGCAGAGCTGCGCGTGGATCTACCTTACCAAGGTAATGCGGTGTTTGGCGGCAGCCTGGCCAAGGTGCTGCGGGATGATGTGGTCAGCGACCGCCGCGGCTATCGCGTGAGCTTTAACGCCAATCGGAACGCGTTGCACATGCAAGCCGCTTTGCTGGAGCCTGGCGCAGTCGTCAGGGTTAGCGAGTGGCAGACCGGCGTGAGCAACTGGCTTGGCATCATCGTGGGCGAGCAAGGTGATCTCGGCGCGCGTGGTCTGGTCAATGTCACCTGGACATTGCTGCCGTTGCCCCCGCAAGATGTGTTACTGATCGGCGTGCCTGACCGCTGCGAGATCGATGGCACCCATGTGGTGCGAGGTGTATAGATGGCAATTTGGGTAAACCCGAGTGCATTTAACAATGGTGATCCGCTCACGCTGGTGCTGGCTAATCAGTTGATGGTGGATAACCCGCAATTTTTGTACGACAACCTGGGCGTTTGGGATGCCAAGGCTGGCTACATTGCGCCGCTGGTGACGCCCTCCAACTTTAATCTCCCCAATATCCCGCAAGGATACGAAAGCCTGCACGTGGTTGCCTATCTGCGCTCCACCTACACCGGAGCGGTGCAAGATTTTGGCATCATCCGCTTCAACAGCGATACTGGATCCAACTATTCGTACAACCTCATTCGCGCTACCACCACCACCGTATCGGGCACAGGTGGCAGCACGCAGACATCGCTGTTTGGGGCGGGCCTCGAAGTGCAAAGCAGCCATGCAACCCCCGGGGCGCTGGGTTACGGCGTGCTGCAGCTGACCATCCCGCGCTACAGCAATCCTGATTACTACAAGAGCGTAATTATGCAGAGCGGGCACTACAAGGGCGCAGGTGGCAGCTCGCACTACAACGTCTCTGGCCATGCCGTATGGCACCAGCAGGCGGCTATCGATCGCATAGAGATCAACGCCAATGGGGGGTTGTGGGATGTGGGCAGCTATTGCGCTGTGTTTGCGGGGCAGCACATCTCATGATGCTGGCCACCAGCAGCCTGGTGCTGCGCGAGCCTACCCCGCAAGAGCGCGAGGAGCGCCGCGCCTATCTGTGGCAGCGCAACGGGATGGATGCCTGGCAGACGCGCATCAATGCCATGTCGGACCCGGATGCGCGGGCTGGCGAGCTGGCTAAGTGGGAGCTTAACCGTCAGAGCCTGGAGCGCGAGGTGGCGGCCGGGCGCATCGCGGAATGGGTCACCACCTACCGCGAGCTCACCGCCGAGGAGCTGGCGCAGCGCGAGGCAGACCAGGCAGTCGTGGCGGCGGCGCTGGCCGAAGAGGAAGTGCGCCGGCAGCAGCGCGTTGAGCTGGTGCGGCAAGCCGCCGCGGCGCTGAGCATGGCGCCGGCGCAGTATTTGGAGTTGCACCCCGTGGCGGGGGTTAGCGCGGAGGACTTTGATGCCGAATAAGTATAGTGACTTAGGCACCATGAGCGTGCCCCCTGCTAAGGGCGATGTCTTCGCCGGCCGGGACATAGATGACCCTGCTACCGTGATGGGGTGGATGCGTGGATGGGAGTTAGAGGTGTTGCTGGGCGGGGTAGGCAATCTCGACAGCCGCACACCCAACCCCGGCGACGAGCTGGCCGAGGCCGATGAGCTTTTGGTGGTGGCCGGCAGCAAGGGCTATCGTGCGCCGGCATGGAAGCTCGGCTCGCGCCATCGTAAATACCTGGCCAGTCAGCTAGATATGGCCAGCAATACCACGCTGGCCGCGATCGGCGGCTTGGAGTTTGCGCTGGCCGCGGGTGGAGTGTACGTGTTTGAGGCTGTGCTGCACGTGACGGCTGGTGCCAGTGGCGGCCACAAATATCGCATGGCCGGCGGCGGCGGCCTGACCGCCAGCGCCATCAATTACTACGTACAAGCCCAGTCAGGCACCGCGGCGCCCACCATCGGCACGCGCATCCAGGACTTGGGCAGCACCGCCGCCGGCGTGACCAGTGCCACGAGCGGCATCTGCGTAATGCGCGGCACCTTGGTGGTCGCCAATGCCGGCGATCTCAAGGTTGAATTTGCGCAGAATGCCAGCAATGGCACCCCTAGCAGCGTGCTGGTCGGCAGCTATCTCGACGTAGTGCGCGTCGCCTAAATTAAGGAGAGCAAGGATATGGATATTGTGAATGGTAAGGGGATGTATCTATGGATCAACAGCCGGGTAGAGGGTGGCGACCCGGAGCGTATCGCCCAGGTGGCCGCCGAGGCCGGCTTGACGCATGTGCTCATCAAAGTGGCGGATGGGCAGTACGCCTACAACATCGACCCTAAGACCGGCAAGGATAATGTGCCGGCCGTGGTCGATGCGTTGCGCACCCGCGGCATCCAGGCGTGGGGCTGGCAGTACATCTACGGCCGCAACCCGGCCGCCGAAGCGGCGATGGCCATCCAACGCGTCAAGCAGTTCGGCCTGGATGGTTTCGTGGTCAATGCCGAGGTAGAGTTCAAGCAGAAGGGCATGGAA